AACAGGCGTTACTCACTAGCATTTAATGTCATGGTTAAAGGTGACTATGGCAACCCAACTTCGCTTCTAAAACTATGAGCACTCCCCTCTTTATTTCCGAGTCAGTTCCTATCGAGATCAGGAACATCATCAAAGCAGTACAACCTGGGTGTCCTGCTAGGTATCAGGATTTTGAGGGAACTATTGAATTCGTTAGTGATGAATACATCACACTGTGTGTGAGTAAGAAACCTAACGAGGATCCACATGCAAAGACACCATGGATTAAATGCTGTATTGTTGTATTTGAAGCAGACTGGGATGATTTAGAATTAGATCCAGCATACTTTCAACATAAGAAAGCATATCGTGGTAAGACTAATGACCACCCAGGCAATGAAATGTTACCAGCAATGGAGAAACGCTAATGTATTATGATGAAAAACTCTATAAAGAGATTTTGAAATGTGAAGAGTGGGAGAGAAAGGCAAGAATTGATCCATATTATGAGTACAAGGTCCAGTGTAGAAAGTGGCACAAAGAGGTGGTGGAAGACGAGGAGTGATGTATAATATATGTACTGACACAGACACGCCTTGACCATCACACTACGACCCCACCAGTCCCGCGCTCTCGCTGCTATGCAGTCCGCTGACAAGGGTCAGGTGATCGTCCCTACTGGTGGTGGCAAGACCATCATCATGATCGAGCACGCTCGTCAACTGCTCAACAACGGTCCTCAGACTATTGTTGTTGTTGCTCCTCGTATCCTGCTCGCTAATCAACTGTGTGACGAGTTCATGCAGTTTATTTCATCTACATGGACACATGTATGTCATGCACACTCAGGTGAGACACAGCATTTCAGCAGCACCAAGTCTGACAAGATTGCACTGTTCGCTAACACTGCGCGTGCAGCAGGTGAGTCTTGCATTATCTTCACTACCTATCACTCTTTGAACAAAGTTGTTGATGCTGGTATTGAGATCAATGCTGCATATTTTGATGAGTCTCACAACAGTGTGACTCGTCACTTCTTTGCTGCTACTGCTGCATGTTCTGATCTCTCTGATCGTGCATACTTTTTCACTGCTACTCCTCGTATCGCTCGCAAGCATGGTCGTTCCATGAACAACAGCGATGTGTATGGTCCTGTTATTTGTAACGTTCCTGCACCTGAGTTGATTGAGCAGGGTCACATCCTCCCTCCAACTATCGTTCCCTTTGAAACAGACAACACTCGCACAAAGCACAACATTCATGACGTTGATGCTGACACTGTGCGTGACATCATTGACAATCTCGATGATACTCACGCCAGCAAAGTTCTCGTCGCTGTCCCTAGCAGTCGCGTGCTAGGTAACATGATCTCTAAGACTACACTCCTGCTTCAACTTGCAGAGCGTGGTTACAGTGTCATGCACGTCACATCTAAGTTCGGTGCTATCATCGATGGTGTGAAAGTATCTCGTGAAGTATTCTTCAATACTCTCACTGAGTGGGGTAAGGATTCTTCTAAGAAGTTCATCGTGTTCCACTATTCTATCCTCAGCGAAGGTATCAACGTCCCTGGTCTCACTCACTGCATCCTTCTTCGCAACTTGAATGTTGTTGAGATGGCACAGACTATCGGTCGTGTTATCCGCCTAGATAAGGATGATGCTGCACGTTTGAAGTCTGGTGAACTCAACGCATGTGAGTGGGGATTGTACAACAAACCAACTGGTTTCGTTACTGTCCCTGTCCACAAGACTTACGGTGCTCACGTTGTCAAGCGTCTACAAAATGTTGTTGATGCTATCTTCGTCAAAGGCATTCCTCCCCTCTCTCTTGTTGCATAATGGGTCAAGTTCAAGGTTTATTTCCTAAGTTCTACTATCATGGTGAAGTTGAAGCACACCAGTTTCTCAAAGGACTACTTCTATCAGAATTAGCATTTGCCAATACATCACAACCGAGCGAGTGGAATTGCACACTGCAATCCTCCTTTGAGAGTGATACCAATGATGAAGACTTCTCGTGGGACGTGTTTGCTAAGGCAATACGTCCTAATTTAGATGAGATGCACGAGCAACTGGGTGGTAAACCCAACGTGCAAATAGAAATGAAGGAAAGTTGGATCAATGTATATAAGAAGGGTGATTCACAGGAGGTGCATACACATTGTGGAGGAGATAACACCACGTTTAGTTGTGCATACCTCTTACAATATGATCCTGAGGTAGATGCTAAGTTCATCTTCTATAATCCAGATCAGAATATGCACCTCGGATACTTCTCTAAGCATTATCCAGTGGTTAATACATGGTTCCCCGAATGTAAGGAAGGTGATATACTCATCTTCCCATCATATTTGCATCACCAAGTAGACACACAACGTGAGGATAGTGAACGTATCACTGTATCTGCTAATTTTGTAATGAGCACTGAAATTCCATTGATTAAACGATGACACACCTTAATACCAAAATAACAGTCATTGATGACTATTTCCCCAGTTGGATGGTGAGGGACGTGGGTAACTATCTCTCGACAGACTTCCCTTTCTTCTATAATAATACTCCATATGGTGACTATTCAAAGGCAAGATTCTGGGGTAATACTGTCATCAGAAACAATGAATTTACTGAGGAGACTCCTTGGTACTGGTTCTTCGCATACTTCAATGAATGCATCATTAAAGATGTATGTGCAGATCTACCTTTATCTCATGTCCATAGGTTATTGGTCAATGCACAAAATCCTGGGCATGTTAGTCAAACCCACACTGATTTCAATCATGCCGCAACGTCAGTTATATACCATGCTTATGGGGATAGTGGTTGTACGACATTTGCAACAGGTGAGAAAGTGGAATTCAAACAAGGTAGAATTATCTACTTTGATTCAAGACTAGAACATGATGGAGATCCACCGCTAAAAGATATTCGTATCAGTCTTGGTGCGATCTGTCCACACCTTGGGGTCCAGTTCTCCTAGTGTCCATAAATAGTGGTGAGCACGCTCTGAGCGTGTATTATTACTAGGTAATCAACGGAGACAACACATGTACGGCGTCCGCCCTGCTCGCTACACTCTCGACGAACTGTTTGCCCAGTCCCGTGAGGTCCTCGCTAAGGCATCACCGAACACTCCCCAGACCGAACCGCTGCCCATCGTGTGGGATTGCACTCAGGGTCGTTGGGTCAACAATCCTGAATTTGCTACATTCAAGCACGGCAAGTTCCAACGCTGAACTATCACATAGAGGGTCTATATAATTGTGTCTCCTGACGCGAGACCTCCCCTCTTTCATTCTTTTATTATCATGAGAATCGCCCTCGCTTTCATCATTGTTTTGATTGGTGCTAACATTGGCATCACTGCAATGAACAAAGTTCAATCAATTCAAGATCAAAAGATGGATCGTCTTTGTAAGATTGATCCCGATCTCTGTACTAACATGGATCCACGATCATGACAGGTTTACCAAGTTTCTTTAAGCAAACATGTGAGAAACCTTACGATCGGCATAGATACAAAATACACTGTGCCGATGGTAGTGTGAAGATTGTTGATGATTACATGCGAGTTATGGAGGCATGGTGGAACTATCCACAGTATTGTGTTACTGTGGATGTGATCGATCAAAAGACAAAAGGAGGCGGTTTCGCATGAGCATTGACGTAAGAAGCAGAGAATGTTATCATATTGAGTCTGCAAAACAGCAGGTATTAGAACTCAAAAGAGTTGCTCAACATCTCAACCATCGTACATATATCGATGGACTCATTGACAGTTTGTGGAATGAACTTGAATACCAACACGAGTTGCTGCGATCCCCACAGTTGTCCCAGTTGGATACAGAGCAATCTTGACATTCTTTCATTAGTTGATCTCTCGAATTTAGATTATGTTATTGACTTCAACACCAACTCCCCCTCCGATTATCAAGTGTGTAGACTGCTCACCAGCAGAGAATCAGACACTTGAATTCCTACAATCGAGGGGGATTCATGATGTTAATGCACTGGCAACAGTCATGGGTAACATCAAACAAGAATCAAACTTCCGTCCAAATGTATGTGAAGGCGGTGCAATTCTACCTTACGATGCATGTTTGATCGGTGGATATGGTCTCATTCAGTGGACCTCACAGGGCAGATATGACGGTCTTGCCCAATTTGCCCGCGCATACGGGGGAGACCCGAGCACACTGGCGACACAACTTCGCTACATGGTGAATGAACCACAGTGGATACGTTACTCCCTTGTTTTACAAGGACGTGGACAAACTGTTGAGCATTATATGCATCATGCCTATGAATGGTTGGGATGGGGTATCCATGGCAATCGTACCACATATGCATATGATTACACCAAGAAACTGATTAAATTTACACCACCGCCTGATGCAAACGACACTCTTCCCAATCAAGTACCACCAAGCACACATTCACAATCACAAGGAGACATTCGGATCCCTTTTGGAGTCTGCTAGGCATCTCCTTAGTGATGCTGAGGGTCGGTGGAATTGTAGTGTTCACACGACTTATTTTGAAGAGAAAGATGTCGTCCCGCCCGAAGAACTTGGACAAGTCCTAGCACCTTATCTGTATCAGTATTTTCCATCGAATTGTGACATTGAGATCGTAAATTCATGGTTGAATCTGTATAACAGTGGACATGCACAAGAACCTCATCATCATGTGAACTATCCTGAGTTCGTGAACTTCTCTGGTGTGATCTTCATCCAGTTCGATAAGGATAAGGATGGACGATTCTATTTTGAGAATATGAACTTGGATCATACAATCCTCGGATATACTCACATTTTTGAGCAATCACCTGTTCATGAACCCAATATCAATGAAGGCGACCTGATTGTGTTCCCTTCGTTTGTACGTCATGGCGTAAGATTGCAGAAAAATGACACTAACCGATTGACGCTAAGTTTTAATTTGAATGTGACACCAAGAGAACTGTCCACTGATCCTTGATCTGGGCAGATTTTCATGTATTCTATAAGGGTCAAAGAAATTTTGAGAATTTCATGCAACTCACCGCCAAATCTGGGAACATGGTTGTTGACTTCTACCCCGTCAAGTTTGCTGACGGTGAGATCAGCACCCGCTACATTTTGAAGACTGTTACATTCATGGGACAATCTCAATCGAAGCGTTATGTGTTGAAGAAAGATTTCAATCGTGAAGTATACTCCCGTGTGGAGGGTTATGGTTACGAAGTAACCGACATGCACACTGAACCACAACTTTTCAACTCAGCAATGTGTCTCGCTTGCTGATATTATCTTATTTCAATGCTCCTTCCTTCTGTTATTCTCATGACCACTGATAACATCGTCGATCGTGATGAACTCCAAAATGCATACATTGAGCGCATCATTGATGGCATGGACCACAAAGACTTGTGGGCGTTCGTTTATGATAGTTTAGAGCAAAACTTTGAAAGATACAGTGTCAATGAACTCATCAATGAAGTCGAGGAGTATTATCCTGACTTGCTAGAAGATGAATTAAGCGAGGGCAGATAATTGGGTAGAATTAAACACAAACTTCTCGAACTCGAAAGAATGACTGACCAACTCATTATTGAGCGCACATTGCGTATCGACCGCCACAAATACATTGAATATGTGTGGATTAGTGAGGATAATGTCATTTTCCCTGATCCTACGGAATTGGGCGGATGGAGTGAACCACTCGCCGCATTTATTATTGAAGGGATTGATGACAATGCGCGTTATATTGTGAAAGCGCGGACGCCTACATTTTCCTATGTTCAATGTTACTCTGGTCAGACAGTTTGTGAGTGCAAAGAGTTCATCGAAGCATATATCAATGAACCAGTGACACAAGAAATCATGAAACTTTCGAGTCCGAAAGAACAAATAAACTACAAAGGCGCGGGGACACACTGGCGAACAGGTAACCCCATGGACGATTGAGGAACTGTCACAAGAGCGGTTGCAAATGTGCTTAGCACATTTTATTGTGTATTTAAGTTAAACAAATGGCAATGATTCTTGAAAACTTCCTCACAACTTCCTTCCAAAATGTTCGCTCTTCAAAGCGTACTGATGAACTGCACACTGTGCTCCTAAATGAGGTTCTGAACGCAAATCCTGATCTCGCTGAACTAAACTGGCAGTTTGAGTATAAACTCCCCGAGGATGCATTCGGCGGCACGTTTGACATCGACATCGCAGGTTTTGATGATAATGGTGAATTAGTGTGCGCTATTCTTGCAAAGGCAATGAACAGCAATGTGAACAAGAATATCAAGAATTACGCAAATACTACCATCGGAGAGGCAGCAAGACTCTATTATTCTCCACTCGCTAAGAACTGCAAGAAGATTCTGTTTGTTAGTGTACTCCCACGAATTGCACCACGATTCAAAACAACTGGTGAAATCGCAGGTTTTGATGATGTTGTAAGTGCAAAGAGTCGCACAAAGATTGATGATGTTCTCTTCGTACAATATGGCAAGGTTGTTAAGATCATCGACCTATATTTTGACATTGATGATGTTAAGGGAAAGAATTGCAAGGCAGATTATCAAGAAATCAGCGTGAGCAACCTCACCGAGGTGCCAGTCATCTAACTGGACCCAATTTCACGGTTTTGTATCACCGTGAACTACCGCAGGCGCTCAGATCTGCAATACTAAGATCAATCAAACGAAACGACATGGCAACGCCAATTTTCTCCCCTTTCAATGACATCGAAGCATGGGACGATGTTATCAATCAACTCGAAGCATTTGTGAATGATACAAATGCAGACATCGATATGGCATATGATTGGGTATGTGAGCAACTGGATATTTCCTCGTTTGTTGATAACGAAGTCGCATGGGATTCTTTCTATAATGCATGGGAAGCATGTGACAATCGCAACGACCTCAACACATTTCAAATCGTATAATGCAAGACATTTTCAACAATCTCAACCAAGAATTAGCAAACCTTTCTATTTACAAACCAGTGACTAATCCTTACGTCGAAAACCTCATTGAAATGGGTTACGATCGTGCTGACTGTGAGACAGTAGCAGCAGCAGGAGTTGATAAGACTTTCCCCCTCAACATTCACGGGAGAGTATATCAAACCCAAGCAGAATACGATGAAGCATTGCATGACTTTCTCAATGGACAATAAGAACATCGTCGATGTCACTAACTCCCCGAAAGATTGGGAGGATTTTTGGAACTCATTCAACGATTACTACAATGAAGACGACCGCGCAAATGTATCTGGTTCGGATGTACGACCAGTTCACAATGATGCAAGTGACGAAAACAATGCCCACAACTCCGAAGACATCTAAGGGCATTAAATCACAGCAAAATCGTGTATTAAACTGGGCACGGAAAACCTATCCGAATAACATCAGATATGAGGTCGAACCTGTGCCAGTCAGATAAGTGGCACACAACATGGTGCTAAGCACCCAAAATCGTGTATTATTAAAGAGTCAAAGAAATTCACACAAATCATGCGTAAGATTGAACAACAAATGAACACTGCAATCCGCAATCGTTCTTCTTTCTCTTCATCTAACACCACTGTTTCTATCAACTCCGATAACACCGCCGAAGTCAGACTTCACGGCAATCACATCGCAACAATCACAAATGATAGTGTGATTCTTTTCGATGGTGGTTGGCAGTCTAACACCACTAAATCACGCCTTAACGCTATTCTTCATGAATTCGCCTACGGTGTTGGTGTTTTCCAAAAGAATTGGGAGTGGTTCGTGTGTAACAACAACAAGACCGAAGATTTCACCAACGGCATGGAGATTGCGCTCTAATGGTCATCAACATCATCAAATTCATTCTTCTTAAACGTTACTAACATGAACCAAGAAACTTACAACGAAATCCTCAAAGTTTGGAATGACAATGCAACTGACGACTTCGCAATCTTCTCGCCCCTCTATTATGAACTCTTCGGTGAGGAAGGTAACATCCCCTACACCACAGATTCAACACAATCAGCGTTCATCGGTTAATTATCACTGGTCAGAACTATTTCCCCTCTATCCTACACAATACGATTGACGCTCTCAGTGACACCTACAAGCGCCTACAATGCCCCCATTTCATGTTATACTACATAGTACAGCATTGATTACATCATTCAATTAAAATGACTCAGCAACCTGTTAATCTGTCCTCTAATCTTAATGAGGCAATCGACTTTGAAACTTACGGTCTTTTCATGACCCCAGTTACAAAGTATAAGATGAAAGATCATGTTGATGATGTTCTGAAATGGGCAAGAAATCAAGACTTCGTAGACATCAAAGAACGTCAGGTTTTATGTCACAATGTCCAACAGATTGGCGAAACGAATCAAATTCTCGCAGATCTTCCCTCCCTTAAAGCAACACTACTTGAAGCAGTAAGAAAACACAATGAATCAGGATTGTGCTATGCTTCAAACTTTGAGATCTCAGATTGCTACTTAGAGGTAGCACACCAAGGCGCAATCTATGCACCTCATGAACATTCAAACTGTTTATTCTCGGGCACGTTCTTCATCTCCTACAATGAACAATCGCACTCCTATTTGAAATTCAAACGAAATGTAGTTAGTGCAATGTACCCAGTGATGATGCTCCCGTTTGAACAAATGACCGCCTTTAATTTGCAAGAAGCAACTGTTCCTTACTCTCAGGGGGATTGTCTCATCTATCCATCTAATCTTACACATGGTTATGAGTCTAACCCATCAGAGAATAGAATCTCACTCACTTTCAACGTTATTCCCGTATGATGTAAGAAATACTCACATCCCTTACGCATCAGCGTCTCCCGAGTATTTCCCCAGTTACTTCACAGCAACTCACACATGAGTTTTCCACAGATAACACCCAAATCTGTGGAATAATTAAATATACAATTAAATATAAATGTGTGTTCCATTTAGTTCAATAAATAGCACATTTGTTGTCACCTTGGAGTGTAACCTATCACGCTCGCCCTGTCAAACACATAGAGGACACATTTTTCACTGTCAGTAACACTTGACAGTTTCGCCCAGATCGACTACATTAACAGAGTTCTACACAGTTAACACGCCTGAGCAATTCCCATGGGTCGGACATACAAACGCAATGATCTGCATAACAGCAGACGCCCCAAATCTATCCGAGAAAAGCGACAGTTTAACCCCAAGAAATCATCTAACTATGATGATGAGTTTTCCACAGACTACAACACTAAGTACACACAAAAGAACCAACGATTAGACCAGACTGACTATGAATGAATTTGCCCAATTTGACTGGATTGACGACATCCTCGATGAACCAGATGATGAGGACGATGGTCTAATTTACGAGGACATGTATTACGAGACTATTGAAGAAGAATCCGCTGGGGATTGCACATGAGTAAATCCATACAATTAGACACATCTCCCCCAGTTTGTGTTAGAATATGGGAGGACAGACGTAAACACTTTTGGCGATACGATTACGACAACTGTCCTAAGTATGGACCATTTAGTTCTTATCAACAAGCACTGAAAGATTCACTCAACTATTCAACACAATGAACATCCCAGTTAAGTATGAAGTTCTACTCGATCTTTATGACTCTGGATCACTCCCACCTGATGAACAGATAGAGTTAGCGCAGTTCCTAATCGACACAGATTTGTATCAACAACTCCACCAATATACACAGTGGTGTGAGTACATGATCTTAGAAGGATTCTGTTATGAAGTAGTCACTGGGGACAGTTAATCTGTCCCTCTATTTGACAGTTATTCTGCGCCCTTCGTTGACCCCGCCGTGGGCGGTTATATTAAAAAGTACCGTCTTTCTAAGCTATAACAGTATCCCAGAGCGGTCGATATATTATTCATGAATTCGCAACCCTCACCCACAAAAAATTTCCCAGGTAGTAAGATCACCCTCAGGGTCGAGCTACAATATATCTGGATGTGCCTGAGAGAAACCATTAAGATAGTATGTCAACGTTAATCTGTAATTTGCCGTCAGAGACAGTCTGGGTCCGCAAGGAGTATCTAACAGACTTTCAGAGTGGTCACGGAGAGTTTGTGGAGGGCGTCTGGGTATCGGCAAAGTCGATGCCTGGGCGTGCTTTTTACTTTGAGACATATTTGCCAGAGTATGCAGCGATGTATGACAAGTTACCCATCAGTGCATTTGTGAGTAAACCAGAGACTCCGACACCTGATCTAGATCTGAAAAACTTACAGTTCTGGAACTGTATGGATTACGGTGTAACTGCTGTGTACAAACAGTTTATTGGTTCAATGGATATCGAAGTATATACGAGAGACTTTGGACGCCTCACAGGGGCGTACGTGGGCACTCTGGACAATTATCACGACGACATTGATAGGATAGATTACAGCACTGCTGAGACACCAGCGGAGCATAAGAGTCATAATATAATTAAGTTAGACAATGGGCAGTATGCGTTGTATCCTAATAATAGGATGAGAGTATATGATAACTCTCTAACACCTACTGAACCAAAGATGCCATTCTTCAAAGTCAGTACGAATGTATATGATGTGGAGAGGGGACACATGACACGTTATGGAGACACTGATGACTACCACTATGGAATCACGCCCGACCTTAGAGGAGATGAACAAGGTCTGGACGGAGTGGGTGGATAGACCATGGTATAAAGATAAGATGAAGGTAGGTGACTGTTATGGCATCTGTATGGAGTTTTATCAGAAGCAGTTTAATCTAACACTTCGAGACTATCCGAAGTTACATCGGCGGGCGTTGTTTGATCCATCGTTTATTGAGGATCAGGCAGAGCGATTAGAGGATGGAGTCATTCATGTCTATACAGGTACATGTGATAGTGATCCCCCACCTTTCTCAGACTTACAGTATGGTGACATGATGGTCATGAGACTGCACTTAGAGCGCCTAGAAGGGGGGTATTCGAGTAAGCAGGACAGATTATGCAATCATAGCGGTATTTACCTGGGACATGGATATATGCTACATCATGCATGGTTAGATCCAAGCAAGATTGTAGACTTGACTGTACACTCTTTCTATCATAGAATGACAGAGTTAGTGTTACGTTCTCCACATGCTGTAAATTATCCTGCTCCTATATAATTTTGACACAGCCACTATATGTGCTATGAGCAAAAGATTTACGCTACCCGTGGAGGTAGACGACTTCGGAGATATGTCTATTACTCTGCCTGCTGAATTGATGGAAGATCTTGGATGGTATGAGGGGACTGAATTAGAGTGGAGCGAAGAGACTGATGGGTCTGTCGTTCTAAAAAAATCCGAGGGTACAGAAAAACCGTAAAAACCGCGTCTAACCTTATTATGTCTGAGAAAACATTTGAAGAGTCGTACGTTGAGCATATTAAGATGATCTCTAAGGGATTAGAGAATCTTGCGACTCGTATTGCAACAGTAGAAGGGGTCCTTGCAAAAATCCCTCCTCCTGGCGCTGATATGATGAAATACAAACCAGAGGGGTATGAAGACTACCTCAATATGCGGGAACTTCTAGATGACCTGTATGTGCGTCTAAATATGTTGGAAGAGCGCATCAAAGTCCTAGAACCTTAATGAGTATTTTTATTAGTGAGACAGGGCGATCCTTCCCAAACATCGATGCGGGGGGTGAGTACGAAAAGACTTGGGAACGCCCGTCTTACAACAAATACGAATCACACGCCCACCATAGCGGACCAGGAACGAACTATCAAATTACCTTCAATGATGAGGGTCCTGGTACGTCAATTTTTGGTGAGGATAAGGTATACTACATTGGTGATCAAGAAGCACAGTGTGTAGGCGAGTGTGACACTGAGAGAATGCCTATCTTCCGTTTCTATCGTGGATCGGGTGATGAAGGTAATAGAGACCACAAATATATCAATAAAGAAGAATTAAGATTCCCTGAGGACTTCCCAGGGGAGAGTGGTAATGTCTCTAAGGGATATAACCACGAACCTCGTAGTGGTAGACCTGTGTTCTACATATCCCGTAGTGATAAGGGTAGTAAGACACAACCACTGTATCATCACTATGAGAATGATCGTAATGACTCTGTACTATCCACTCAGAGCAGTTATGGTGGTGGATATGTTCAGGTGGGAATTGTTGGATACATTTACACAAGTCAAAGCAATGCAAACGATTTCGCGGATGCTGGTGAATCAGCTGTGCCTCTGTATGAGTATTACAGGTCTACTAGCAACGCAAAGAGGGACCACTTCTACACCGCCGACCCAACCAGAGAAGTAAACTTACAGACTGGTGTATCTGGTGTACCTGATTGTAAGGACCCCAGAGATCAGGATTACAGTTATGTTGGTATTGTCGGATGGGTATTCAAGGAAGACCTAGGATCAGGTAATAAGAAAACAATCCGTGACCAGGGTCTGATTGGTCCTGTGGGGTATGGATCACCTGTTGACTATGCTACAAGGGCAGGTTGGTATAACTGGAATGCTGATGGATCAGGTATCTACACTCATAAAAACTATGAGTATCAGTATGATGCTGATGCAGGACCACTAGATCCTGACCCTGTAACACGAAGAGGTTACAGATACTTCGGTACTCCTTCTGTACATGCCCACCCAGACTTCGGTTGGGGTAATCCTCAGAAGTGTCCTAACACTAATACTGATGCATACTTTGAATGGATCTATGGTAAGAACGGTGCTGTCAAGGCAGCAGTGCCAAAGTACCTAGAATTCCATACTCTATTTGATTCTCAGTTCTGTTATTACATCTACGATACTTCATATCCATGGAAAGGTCCGATCTTTTCCATCCAGTATTCTATTTCTAACCGCAACTGTTGTCCAAACAAGTCAATGTCACTGAGTGACGGGTCTGGAAGGAACACTTGTGTCTGTGATGAGAACTTAATTACCCAAGAATACCACTCTCACTTCTATGAGATCCGTGAAGATAGTTGGAAAACGACCAATTCACGTCTAGAACTCACTGACACTAGCGGAACTGGCATCTATGAATCGTTTAAGAACGTAGATACTGACACAAAACGCATCTTATTCCGCTATACAACCCGTGAAGGTGATAGTTTTGAGGCAGGAGACACCATCAATGGGTGGGAAATCAACGAAGTTGCGTACTTTGGTAACAAATTACGTTGCGGTTACATGGAGTTGAAGGGTAATGGTGCCGCATTTACCACAAATCAGACTATTACTGCTCCTGGAAAGAATGGAAAAACCGCAAATGTGCTTGCTGGGTACGGAATTCCTGACCGAGCAGGGTTCTTTGGTGTGTATGAGTTCCCTAAAAAGATCACATACTACAAAGTAGAGATCGATAAGACCGCATTGGTCAACCAACAGTCGATTGATGAGGCAAAAGTTGAGTGTGTTGTCAATAAAAACGGTGAAATCCAGAGTGTTGAGATCATCAACGGCGGAAGAGGGTACATAAATCCATCAATCGTCGTCGAAGAACCCGCACAGTTGACTGCAAAAGGTGCAAATGATCATGCTAGACACCAATTAGAGCAGTTAGATGGGTGGGAAGGCACTACTTTGCGCTCTCCAACCAACAAATTAGACAATCCTGACGGTACAAAGTTCAATCAGAACTTCAAACAGATCAAAAGAAACCAAAAAGCAGTCAGCAAAGACATGAAAGCTGACTTCAAAGAGCGGAAAAGTAAGATTCCAGAGGCAGATAACCGCGATATTACCATTTCTGGTACTGATGTGGACGAAGATGAGTCGGAAATCGCGACAGTATTCGTTGAGAAGGAGCAAATTAGAACAATTTCCTCCGAACATAGAAAGAAAGGTAAGTTCAGACAGGCAAAAATCGAGATTGTATCCCTCACACCAGACGGTGCGATCGATGAACTCCTGATTAAGGACCGTGGATTGGGTTATGACACCGATCCTAACCGTCAACCTAGGGTCTGGATCGTTCAAACTGAGAAAGAAGACTACAAATTCCGTGGTCCTAACACCAGAGAACAGCAAAAACGCTTCAAAGAGAACTTTGATGCACAGAGCACTACCGAAGAAACGGAAAATAAACCGTCAGAACCCATCGATGGTCTCAAAGGTGAGATCAGAAGAAGGTCTGGTGCGAAGGAATCCAAGCTAAAAGTCATGGATGAGGGTGTCATGGGGTCGTTTGAGACCATGATGGAGGGTTTTACTGCCTCGTACCCTACTGGATACATCAGATTCTCAGGAACAGACGAGATTGAGAAGACAAAACTGTGCTCTAACGTCCCTGCTGGTTGTATTGACATCGAAATTCCGAACATTTTGGAGGATGCACTCTTCCCACCAGCAGTAACTGAGGGTATGGTTGGTGCTAGTGCGGCAATGAAGACCGTTATGGAGGACCAATATCCTCAAATGGCAGACGTTGCACAGAAAGCAGACGCAAAAACCAAGACTCTGAGCAATGTTTTCGGTTGGAACAACTCAGATCCGTGCGTTATGATCCCTCAACCGAGGTTTTACAACGTAACTCGCCTCCAAGACCTCCCTTGTCCGTTCACTGACTCGGAAACTGGTCGTGATTTCGGTTGGGTTATCTACAAATACTGTGGATCGAAGTCTGATAACGCACATTTTGCTGTAAACCTTGCTGTTCAGGGCAAAACTACGGGTCCACAGGGCGCAGACTTCATGAATTTCCTTCAAAGACTGCCTAGACCTGCTCTAACTAGACCCAGACCCGTCATGAATGGCGGTGATAAGCGCAAAATGTGGAAATGTAGTCGTCAAGACATCGAAGGTCGTTGCTATTGGGACCCCAGTGGCGGATCTGACATCATTTTTGTCCCCGTTGGTCTTGATGAAAACACTTTTGACTGGGATCACCAGAATTTTAACGAAGCAGACCAGTTAGGATTGTGGTTAGGAGACAATCTTAACTACAATACTAGAACTGTACAGTGGACAGTTCCTTCAACTACGGTTGGTGGCAATGGACAACCAGGTGATCCTGACTATTCACCAGGTACATCGTATGGTTCTCTTACACAAAACCAAACTTTCTACGTTATTGAGATAGAACGTCTAAGTGGTGGAGTGCCTGCACACGAATGTTGGGATACTTACCTTAGACATGGTAACAATAGTAATGGTGTACTTGATGTATACGATGCATACTATGTCTCAGGATCAGGTAATAACCAATCACAAGGTAAAAGTTCAGGCAGTGGGTTCTGGGATATAACTAATTTGTACAATGGATACAGTTGTGCGTTTTCTACTTGCACATATCAAAGTATGTTCCTAAACTCCTATGGTAGTGGTTGGACTGGTTCAGGTAATAACCAAGCTTGCTTAGAATATTGTAATGATGTTAGTATTGCTGTTGACCCACAACTTATTACTCAGTTGGGTATGAGGATGGGACCTTACAGCGGTACAATGAATATCAAGAACTGGTCAACTGGTGCATCTATTGCATTTGGTCAAGCAGTCAAAGGAATGGGCAACCCATTCTTCCAAGAATGTGACGGCGGTGCCTTTGGTGACCTGGTTGATGCTATCAATCCCAACCCACCAATCAAACAAAGAAAAGTACACTTGTCTTCTCATGACCCAGGAGATAGATCACTGGTCGAAAAACAGAAACAGGCATTCAAGGATGTCAATGATCTAGAATTTGACGGTAAACTCACATTTGAGTATGACCCTGAATTTGATTTCGAGGAAGAACTCTCAGATAGTGCAATTTCTAACTTCTCGACCGACACTAATAACATGTTCCCTGAATAATGGCATACGGACTCTTACTACCAGTAGCACCAATCACAGGTTTGCCCTGCTCAGGGCATGGTATCTGCATTCCTGGTACAGTTCACTCTGTTCAGGCATGTGGTACTCCACCTGTACCATATTCAATTAAGATCAAAGAGTGGACATGCTGGTGGCCACCTCAACCATTGATCCCCTACACCGCCCTGAACCCCCTTAAAGCACTTGTGCTGACCAATGGGTTACCTACGATGACATTAGGTGATGTTTTTGTTCAACATATCTCACCTTGTACCAATATCGTCATCTACATGTGCCCATGTGGCAAAGCGTTGTGTCCTATTTTCACTCCCATCTATTGTAGTGCTCTTACTATTGAAGATATGGCAGGCACAGGTCATATCAGATTCCTCATGGCAACCAGTTTGACTGTATTTGTAACTAAACTGCCTATTGGACGTGTTCTAGACCCACTGGGCATTGGATTCCGCTTCTGGTCCTATCCATGTTCCTCAGTGGTTGCATATGGCAGTCCAACTGTGCTATCATCATAGAGTCGTTTTAATTAAGACATGGCAACCCGAGCAAAAACTGGACTGAACAGCAGTCACATCGAATCAAAACCCAAAAAGACGCGCCAAGGGCGAGGACAGCACACCAAATATGCCGCGACATCATCAAACCAAGCGAAAAAACGTTATCGTGGACAAGGCCGTTAAAACTACACCCGAACTTGTCCAACAAGCGAACGAAGCACTCTTCCATGCCACAATGAATCTCCCAAATGCCGCTAAACATTGCGGCATGACCCAAAAAGAGATGAAAATGACATTCTGGGAGTTTCTAAAATACAACCCTCCCGTTGAGTTGCTAAATAATCCTGATAACGACTAAATAAGTCAATGCCGTCGTACAGGTTTCGATCAGAAAAGTTTTTCTCCCGAGGTTTTAAGGACTTAGCGGTTTCATTTGAAGCAAACCCTAATACCGAAGACTTCTCGACGGTGAAAAATGAAAATGCTATCAAGCAATCGATCAGAAACCTGATATTGACTGCTTTTGGTGAACGCCCCTATCAACCTGATATTGGTTCAAGAGTCAAAGGGTTGTTATTTGAACCCTTTGACGTTTTCTCAGCAGAAGATCTGCGAGATGAGATAAGTAATACTATACAACGTTTAGAACCTCGTGTTGAGGTCGAAAACATTGACGTGAATCTCTCTGACGATGATTACAGTATTGACGTAGCGATTGAATATGCAATCGTTGGTCAACCGCAAACTCAAACTGTTGAATTCCTCTTAGAGAGAACGTAAGATGCCAGCAACACCCTCAGAACTAACGTCTCTTGACTTTTTTGAGATTAAGGAATCGATCAAATCCTATCTCAGGACTCGTCCTGAATTTACGGATTATGATTTTGAGGGATCGACTGCCTCTTACTTGATCGACATCCTTGCTTACAATACGCACTACGCTGCGTTCTTGGCGAACATGTCGATGAACGAAGCATTCCTGGAAAGTGCGACTGTTAGAGACAACATTGTTCGCATTGCCAAACAGATCAACTATACGCCTCGTTCTATTAAGGCGTCTAAGGCGTGTGTGCGCGTCTCTGCACAGACTCAACTGCTTCCTGGTGGTTCTGCCTACCCTGACTCAGTTACTATCAAAGCAGGTGATGTATTCATCTCTCAGGTGGACGGTGAAGCATATACCTATGCCATTATGAAGGACACCCAGGTAGCGGTGGACCAGAATACTGGTATTGCAAGTTTTGAGAAACTGGTGATCTATCAGGGCAACCTACTCACCTTTAATTACACCGTTGATGATACTAAGAAGCAAGAATATGTGATTCCTGCTGACGGTGTTGATACTGAACTGCTAGTTGTAGCAGTAAAACCAAATGAACAGTCTGCTGAGATTGACGAATACTCTCTTTCTAGAAACGTTACTGCACTTGACTCTACTTCTCGTGTTTATTTCTTAGAAGAGACCGAAGACATTAGATATAAGGTTGTTTTCGGTGATGGTGTTCTTGGACGTAAGTTGATTGATAATGAATTTATTGTACTGACCTATATTGCCACTGACGGACCTAGTGCTAACGGCGCAACCAAGTTTAATTTCATTGGACGTGCTATTGATAACACTGGTCGTCCTATTCTGCCCTCATCGATGTCTCTGGCGACCATAGACGGGTCTCAGGCAGGCGAAGACAGGGAATCTGCCCTATCAGTCAAGTTTCGTGCTCCAAGGGCGTTCTCGACCCAAAACAGAGCAGTTACAGAAAACGACTATGCTCACATTGTAAAGGATATCTTCCCTCAGGCAGCAGCAGTTACTGCTTATGGTGGTGAGAAACTATCACCTCCTGAATATGGCAAGGTATTCATCGCAGTTCGTTCTAAGTCTGGTGTGAACCTCAACACTACGACTAAGAAACGTATTCAAAACCAACTGCTTGATTATTCTATGGCATCGATCCAACCGATCGTTGTTGACCCAAGAATTTACTATCTGTCTCCGAAGGTTTACCCTTCCTACGACGGAAACAAGACATCCAGATCTTCAAACGAGTTGGCATCTGAGATTCTTAAATCTATTGATAAGTTTAACTCACAGAATAGAGATGATCGCTTCGGTGGTCGTCTTGAAATGTCCAAATTCAATGCTGTGATTGACTCTTCTGATAATGCTATTGCTGGTACTACCAGTCAGATGACTATTGGTCAAAACCTTGACCAATTCACGTTTGGTAATATCTTTACTCAGTGTCTTGACTTTAATAATCCTATTGTTGACCCAGGCGACTACGGTGGACCTGGCGGCAATGGAGATGGTGATGGAACTGGCGGCGACGGTGGTGATGGTAGTGGTGGCAACTGTAATCCTAAGTTTTCTTCCGTTAAAACTGGTTCGTTCTATGCAACTGGTTATACCGAAGATGTAGCAGACCAGATTGCTGCTGGTGAAGCGGCAGGTTCGTTGGTACAAACTGCTGGCGAGCAGGCAGGTTTTGCATCTGCTCTGGAAGAGGCGATTTTCAGTTCAGATGAAATCACAACTTCAACACTTGTCCCCGTTAACATCAGAGACGATGGTAATGGCGGATTGATCATGGTAACTAATAGAAATGAAAAAGAAGTTGTCTTGAATCAGTCTGTTGGAACGGTAGATTATGATACAGGAAAGGTCTGTGTCGGACCCCTAAATATTGCTGATACCCCTGATGGCAACACGAGAGTTCCCGTTGTGGTTCTCCCTGATGGTAACGGTCTTACCATCCCGCCAGGTGTTGACCCAACCATCTTCAACCCCGAAGTTTACCCGATTGATTTTGTCACTAACCCCAGTGACATTCCTAACTTTGACCCCTTCAACTTTGCTGGTTGGAACTATGGTGGGGGCAACATAAATACGATTAACTACCCGATTGATGCTTTCGAGTATCCCGACATCGACTCCTGTTTCTAAGATAAATGTTTGCAGACAGAATTAACATCTCGGACAGAGTTGCTGACCAACTCCCTGAATTTATTCGGGAAGAAGATCAGCAGTTCGTACAATTTCTCTTTGAATATTACAAGTCACAAGAGAAGACAGGACGTTCTTATAACATCCTGAACAATTTGCTTAGGTATCTTGATCTTGATGCCTACGATCCCAAACTGCTGACTTCTAGCACGACGGTGATCAAGGATGTTGATGCCGTTGTTAGTACGATTGAAGTAGAACAGATTGATGGATTCATCCCTCAGGATGGATCTGTAATGATTGATAATGAGGTTATCTATTATGCTCAGACTGTTCGTGGTCCTGACGTAATCCTGACCCCAGGTATCTCTCTACAAGAATTTAATAAAAAGAGACAAGCACTAGAATCTCCTTGGACTGACTTTGATGGTACTAGAACTACCTTCGATCTAAAATTCCTTGGCACCCCTGTCTCACCTGTCTCAGCAGCACACCTTGCAGTTACTGTATATGGTGATCTGTTGATTCCTGAGGTTGATTACACTATTACGGGTTCTCAGATTGTATTTACCACTGCACCCCGTGCTAGAACTGGTAATGATCAAGTAGAACTGACTCAGATTCTTTACTACATCGGTTTTGCTGATTCTGTAATTAAAGAACTGGTTTATCCTCCTATCGAGAGTCTCATTGGTGGAGATTCCATGGTGGTTCAATATGATAATCTCCCATATGCTCCTATTGCTGAGATTGGTCTGATTATCAATCGTAATGGTGTGCTGCAACGCCCATTCGATGATTATGTGTTGACTGATAACAACACTAGAATCAAGTTCTTTGTTAACATCTCTGGACAAGACTCATTCCATATCCGTTCGATCGAATATGTGTCTCCTTCGGTTGGAATTGGCGCTGAGGCAGTGACCCGTGTTGGTTCTAATGGTGAAATTGACGCAATTACTATCAAGAATGGTGGTAGTGGTTATAGACTGAACTTTGCACCCAAGGTATCCATCTTCTCTTCTACTGGAAAGGGAACTGGTGCCGCGGCCAGGTCTTTGGTCAACGGTATTAAGAACGTTAAACTGATCAACGGTGGTCAGGGTTACACTTCATACAACCCTCCTGTTGTTCGTATCACTGAACCTAGCGATCTGATCAATGGTTCTCGTGCTGCTGCTGAAATTACTGTTGATGATACAACAGGACAAGTCTCTGGTATCGAGATCACCAACTCTGGTTCTGGTTACGACTTTATTCCTGCAATTACCTTTATCAACCCTGGTGGTGCTGAGTGTAGTGACCCTACAATCGATTCTGAGGGTCGTCTGGTTGATGGATCTATCACTGTAACTAAGTTTGGTCTTGGTTATAGTAATCCTCCTACTATCTACATTGATCCTGCCCCCGAAGACGGTATTGACGCCGAAGCAACTTGCTCTGTGTCTCCTGACGGGCAAGTTGTGTCTGTAACTATCACTAATAGAGGTCGTGGTTACCAGACAGCACCAAGAGCAAGAGTTGTACAACCTGTTGGTGCTCAGGTTCTTGATGTTACTGTTGCAAACGGTAGTGTTACCAATATCAACCTGCTGACAGGTGGTTCTGGTTATACCGATGCTCCTTCTGTATACATTGTAGACGATCGTAAGGGTCCTCTGGGTGAATCTATTGGCGGTACTGGTGCAATGGCAGCAGCAACCATCTTTAACGGTGAAATTACTGATATTAACATCACCAACTTCGGTGACGGGTATTCTACTGAGAATCCTCCTAAGGTTTACATCGCTGAACCACTTGCTGCACAAGCATCTTGCGATGTTGGATTCGGTGAGGTAACTGGTTGCCTTATTAGGTCTTCTGGTGAAAATTATGAACCTTCTTCACTGCGTGGTTGTGCTCGTGGTGTATCTGATGTTGTCCAATTTGATAATTTTGGCAATCAGGTCTACGCTAAGGAAGATCAACTTGCACAAACCAACCATACTGTTGGATCTGTTGTTCATAACTTGGACGCTCAGATTATTAGACGTGTATTTGATAAATTCCGTGATCAATACATGCCTACGATCAACATTGACTATGCACGGGTCAATCCTGTGCAAGTTATCAAGACGATCAAGGATTTCTACATCTCGAAGGGTACGAAAACTGCTGCACAGTACCTATTCAAGATTTTGTTCGGTGAGGAAGTTGATGTTTACTACCCAAGAGACGAACTGGTCACTCCTTCGGCAGCATCCTGGGTTGTTGACACGATTCTTCGTGCTCAACTGATTTCTGGTGACCCTGCTGATCTACCGAACGCACAGTTGATCCAAATTGAGGATCCTGTTGACCAAAATATCAAAGATGCCTCTGTTTTGATCGAAAACGTGATTTCGATCATTGAGGGCACTGACGTAATTTACGAATTGGCAATTTCAGAGGAAACTCTGAGTGGAACCTTCAAGATTCCTTATAAAACGACTCTTGTTGAACCTTTGACCACCGATGGTAACATAATTACCGTTGACTCAACTATTGGGTGGCCAGAGAAGAACGGTACGATCATTATTGATGATCAAGAGGTTGTTCAGTACAAAGAAAAGTCACTGAACCAGTTTATTGAGTGTACTCGTTCTAAAAACGGTGTAGTTGAGGACTGGGACCCTGGCACGACGATTCACTCAGACATTTTTGTCTGGGTTAACAAAGGACAGAGCAACGAAGTCAAACTTCGTGTTCTTGGTATTGCAGAAGCAGGTACTACCGTTCTTGAAGACACTGGTTCTTACTATCTACCAGGCGATAAGCTTAATGTGGCTGCTTTGGGTGGCACTGACACTGATGAACGCCTTCAATCCTGGTTGTATAACGTTAAGAAACTCATCAAGGTTACAAGCATTACTCCTGGGGGATCGAATAACCAAACTGCTACCGTCGTTTGTGATAACCCGCACGGATTGCTTGTAGAAGACAAGGTTACCATTTATGGTGCAAACCCTGCTGTCTATAACGGAACTTATGAAGTAACTTCTCGTCTTGACGACTTTACCTTCACTTATGCTATCCCTGTACCGACTCAGATCACTCCTCAGGGTAACATTCTCTTGTCTGTTGACCTGAATAGAGGTAAGTCTACTGTTAACTCTATTAACGAAGTAGTATCTCTGTTCACTTCAAACATTCAGAATAGTTTCTTCAATAATAACTACGTTTACGTTGCTGCCTCTGGTCTACCCAACTATAAGATCGGTCCTTTCCAAGGTTCTGCTCTAATTCCTGGTAACCAGCGTAAACTGCTTAGATTCCCTAGAACTGTATCTACGGTTTCTACTAGAACTACTATTCAACCTAATAACCCCGTTGGTTCTTGGGTAAACGGTGTTGCTGCCTGGTCTTACAAATCTAAGGACTATGTGACCTTTGGTCCTTTGACTGCAATCGCTATCACCAACAATGGTATCGATTATGATGCTGGTAACAAACCTGCACTTCAAATTTCTGGTGGCGGTGGTACTGGTGCCGCGGCCAGCGTTACTGTTAACGGTTCACTGTTCTCTATCGATGTTACCGATCAGGGTTCTGGGTATACTGCTCAACCTCTGATCTCTATCGTTGGTGGCGGTGGTTCTGGTGCAACTGCTCAGGCAGTTGTGACTAATGGTCGTGTAACTCGTATTCTGGTAGAGAATGCTGGTACTGGTTATACTTCTCAACCTACTATCTCTATTACTGGTGGTGGCGGTGCTGGTGCTCTTGCTACTGCACAAGTTCGTGGTCCTATTTCTGGTGTTGCACTGACTTCTGCTGGATCTGGATATACTTCTACTCCTGAGATCAAACTAAACTCTGGTGAAGGTGCTCTGGCACAACCTATTGTGATTAACGGTCGTATTGTGTCGATCGCTATCATTAACTCTGGCGAAAACTATACTACCGCTCCTACTGTATACATTAACGGTGATGGATTTGGTGCTCAGGCAACTGCTGTCATCGGAACCCTTGGTGAAGACAAAGGTAAGGTTATTTCTGTCCAAATCACCAATAAAGGTGTTGGATATACCCAAGGAATGACAACTGTACGATTGGAAGCAGTTGGTCAACTTGCAACCTTTGAAGCAACTGTATTCAAGTGGAACAAGAACCTTGAATATGAACTTAACTCCAAATATGACTTTGCTCGTGGTTATGTATTCACTGGTTTCAACAACCAGTATGGTGGTGAATATGCACACGTCTCTGACCCCAAAGAACTCCGTTATGTGGTTGGTGACAACGTAGTTCTTGACCCTCAGACTCAGAACTTCCGTGAGATTGGTCAGAACGAAGCACACTCTCCAATTATTGGTTGGGCGTTTGATGGTAACCCGATTTACGGTCCTTACGGTTATATTGACCCGACTGATCAAAACAGTGGTCTTAGAAGAATGCGTTCTTCTTACAAACTGAAAGATGAGGTTGTATATAACATTGATACTAACCCAACTCCTTCCAGAACGGATGGTCCGCTGCTTTCAACCTATCCTGCTGGTACTTTCATCAATGATTACGAATATGACTTCCAGAGAGGCGACCTAGACCCCTATAACGGTCGTTTCTGTAAGACTCCTGACTATCCTGCTGGTACTTACGCTTATTTCGTAACTATTGACGAATCTGACGCTGGTCTTCCTGTATTCCCTTATATTGTTGGTTCTCAATTCAACTCTGTTGTTGATACTTGGAACCTGAGTCAATCTGCAACCCAAGAGAACATTCCTCTCGATGTTTCTCGTTTCAGAGACCCCTATGCCAACGTTGACATCGATATTGACCGTCAACCCAACCAAAGATCTGACGAACTCGTCACTGAGCGCGAAGGTGACGTAATTATCTTTGAAATTGAAGATATGGACGGTGATGGCATCATCAGTCCTCTCGAAATTGCAACTCTACAAGCAATGACCGAAGAAGCGGCATTGCAGATCTATGATTACTTCCCAACGGTCTCTACTGAGTCCAGGGTGGATATTGAGGTCGAAAATACTACTAAATTCGAGTCTGCACAGATTGACGGATTCGTTATCGAGAACCCTGGCGTTTC